AATATATGCATAGTTATAATTTCTTGCCACATCTATAATAACATTGGGGAAGATGATAGGTTTGATTTCATTATTCCTATATCTAGCAACTAGTTCATATGGTACTGTCGTAGTATCCATAACACAAAACGCCGAGTAATCTTGACTTGTGCCACGAGCAACGTCAACTGTTATGATATAATTATGTTCAGGTTCAACACGTTTATAAATTGCAAGACCTTTGTTTTGCGTAATAGGTTCGATATACGGCATAGTCCTCAACTTACTAGGACTAATCAGAGTATCAACAGAACCGAGGAACTCACATTCAAACTCAACCTTGAATTGTTGTTCTGAAGTATTCTTAATAGTCTGCTCTTTCCACGCAGCATCCCTACCAGGAACAGCAGACCAATGAACTTCTGTTGGTATATATTCATTCTTACTAAGTTCTGCATCATGCCACAACTTATAGAACATGTTCATTCCATGTGGCGTGGAGATGATAATTACCTTTGTGCTTTTACCAGAAGATATAGTAGGATAGACAGATGAAAAGAACTGGTCAGCAATATGGTTCGGAACAAACGCGAACTCGTCCAGAAATATGACATTAAAAGACATACCCCTGACGGCACTAGAACTAGTAGAGGCAGCCATGATTTTACTGCCGTTCTCCAATTCCAGACTGCCCCTGTTCCATTGGAGGATACCTTGCTGGAGCCATTTTGGGAGGTTTTCATAACTAAGTTGTAATCTCTGCAGCATCTCGCGGGAGGTTGCTGCTTTGTTTGCTAGGATTGCGACATTAACATTCGCATTAAAAAGAACATACCAGAGAAGGTATGAAGTAACGATAGTAGACTTACCAGACTGACGAGGCAACTTGGCAATATTAAATCTATTGTCATGAAACTTTCTGGTCATATCAACCTGAAAATCATACATGTCAAAAGGAATCAAACCCTTATCCAGAGAAACAATTTTAATATATGTCTGAATGAAATATACAGGATCATCCGCACACTTAAGATACTCCTGCACTTCTTCAGGAGAAAACTCTGTAGCGACGTTTGCTTTCTTTAGATTGGGATTACCAAGATACTGTTCGGTCGTACTCATTTATTATTTTTCACAGGCCAAGTCATTTCCATTCCTATTGTAATCAATATCATAAATCCAAATACAAATAATCCACTCATCATTCTACTAACGTACCATGCTGTCTACGAATTTCTCGTAGTGCTTCTAAGTTCATATCCTTGGTTCCACCATCATATGCGTGAGCATATCCTTCTTCAATCATTTGCTCGTTAAGGGACACACTGTCGTCCCCAATGTAAAGCCAACCCAGAAGACGCCCGTATTTGCCAGTGCCACCAACAAGTTCAGTCCTAACAGACAACTCATCATCACCAGCCAGCGTGCCTTCGAGTTTTTCTTTGAGCCAGTTGGTTGCGTCGATTCCAAGTGCTTTCTCCTCTAGGTTTCTCGTCCTTTTCTCTGGCGTATCAACGCCTGCAACTCTAACTCTTTCTTTCTTGTATAAATCAAACCCGAGGTCAATAGTGACATCGATAGTATCACCATCAAGGACACGGTTGATCTCCGTCACTCGGAAGTTGTAGCAGCTCTTCCTGCTTGGTGGTGTCAGTCCTGCCATCTTCTAATTCTGCAAATGCTTCTCTTAGTATGTATATGACTACAAACAAAGCACCCGCAACTGCAAGTATCACACATATAATCACTGACCACACAGGGTCAACAACATTATCTAAAGGTCTCAATAATAAATTCATTTATGTCCTTTGTTAAATGGTTCCCAATGTTCCCATCCATGTTTATGAACTGCCCACATACCAATGATAGGGACGAAGACCAGACACCATGCCATGAGTCCTAACCCGTATGGGTTGTTTAATACTGTTCCGCAAAACCTAGCAAACTGTAACATCATTCTTGCAAGACCGATAGAGTGAATAAAAATAATCCAAATAAACAATAGATTACTATGATGCTGATTTCGATGACCATGATTTCCAAAGTTCTAGAAAATATCGGTCTACCATATACAAATCACCTTGAGGTGGTTGTTCTTCATTCTGAGACCATTGATTACAAAGTTCTCTCATTTCTTGTGATATACCTGAAGGTTTAAACATTCTCCCGAATGAAGACATTGCAAATGCAAATCGCATTCTAATGCGCTGTTCCATTTCCTGAGTAGGCGTCAGTTTCATAATAGTTATTTTCACCTTTTCGTAGCCCGAAATAGATGGTGGCACATATAAAGGGTAGTGATCCGAAAAGTAAGACATGTGCTAGGTTCATTGAGTCTTTTCCTCGTAGATTTTAATTAATCTCATCGCTTGTTTTTTATCACATCCTTCAGGTGCATTCTTAATACATCGAAGAATTAATTCATCATCACTGATAGTGGGTTTGATAGAAAACCCCCATTTATCAACTTCACCTTCTGTAGGTGCTTCAACATAATCAAATTCGGAAGGCATTACCTGGTGATAGCGATTGGAAAATTTTAGAACATGCATTGACAGCATGGGTATCTCCATATACTCCAGAGAAGATATATGAGATACCTAACTTACTACAATACTTTTGAAGTTCTTGACATTTTGAAATGTCACTGGTGCTATGATCAATGATAATATCACCCTCTTCGAGTAATGGTAGCAACTCATCAAGTGTGTCTTCTGCTTTTTGCTCTGGACATGTCATCTGAAAAATACCAGGAATCCTACCAGCACTAGTAAACTTCTTAGCATCAGATTTAACTGCCTGGACAAGATACTCTATTGAAGTTACACATCCACTGATATGTCCTGCTTCATATTGTCCACAGGCATTCTCATAGTTAGTACTACTGTAACCCCAGACTTCAATACCTTTCTCAATCATACGGCGAGCCATACCTTCACCAGTACGACCTAGACCTATCATTCCTACTTTCATAATTTTTAACTCAACTTGATACGGTTGCTATGCGAGACTCTGATAGTTTTTCAACAATCACACCCAATTCATTATAGACTCTATCGCCAACTGTGTATTGACGTTGACGTTTTTTAACACACGCTATGATTGTATCATAGTCACTTTCAGTAAAATCTGCAGTCATAATTCCTTTTTTAGAAGTCATTCATTTATATAGAATCATTCTACATGGACGATTCCAGTCATACCTGCACCCTGATGAGGACCACAGAAAAAGTTGTAATCACCTGCATCAGCAAACACAACATCTTGTGATTCTCCAGGAGCAAACAATAATGCTTCTCTAGAAAGATCAGGACGTGCCTCAACAATAATATTATGAGGAGGAAGTGATTCGTTGATAAAATGAACTGTATCACCAGCAGAGATTGTGAGCTCATTTGGTGAGAATGCTAGGTTTCCATTAGCACCCATTGAGACATCAACTGCCCATGCTGGAAGAGCAAAAACCATAGTAATAAAAATTGCAAAAAGAAACTTCATTCGGTTGATAGTAACTAAGACTATTTACCTAATGAAGTTTCTATTTAACTAAGATTTAACAGTCTATGTCAGGGATTCATCATGCCATTTAAATCATCTAAAGTATCTCTTTTTGCTTTAATTGCACCATCAACAAATCCTGCTCTATACGCCCATGTCTGACCACCATCTTGCCCTTTTCTGGGATTAATACACTGCTCATTACCTAACGTATTGCATACTAAACCAGCAAGGTCTAGTTCGCTGCTATCGTATGAGGCAGCAGTTCCACTAAACATGTGCTTACCATTAATCCAAATAGCACCACACTTCTCACACTCCGTTCTAGACAGAGATAATTCGGATACTTCTTTACTTTCCATAGGTTTTGTAGTGTTGTATAAAACTCGTCTTGGGAAATCCTAGTCGTTCTTCTAGATCTCTTCTGATAAAATAACTACGGAATATAACCCAATGCCAACGCAATTCTAAATCTGCAAATTCAAATAACCGCATGGTATTCTCCATACCTGCATATGCTACAAGCAAAATGAAAGCAGTTACCAATAAGTAAAATGAAACCATATTAGTATCGCATTGATACAACAAGTATAATACTATTTACCCAGATTGTCAGTTACAGTATATTACAATGTTAGCAGTTCCAAGCTCTTAGTGACTTCGACAGACGGTCATCTCCAGTGTTGTTAGAAGGTTTTTGTCTCTTACGCATTCCTTTCATCCTTGCACAGAATGATGCTCTTCTTTTATTACCAACTTTTTTAGAGGGTGCTTTCAGGTCAGAACCAGGATTCTCTGCTTCATAAGACTTGCGTCCCTTTTCATTGAGACCACCTTCTTTATTCTTACCAGACTTTTTTGTCCACGCTGCACCTTCAGTTTGCACTTCCTCTGGAACACAATTAGGAACCATCTTATTACCCTTCTTCTTCATCCCAACACGCTTATATCCTTTCCAGCACTTCTCTTGAAAGTCTTGAAGTGTCATTCCTTCAGACTTATTACCATAGTTAGCAGCACCTTTCTTACGGCACTGGACTAATCTACCACTAGCATATGCAGAAGGCCATACCTTTGCACTTGCTTTTACTTTCTTATAGCAAGCATCTTTCTCGCCTGCTTTCTCATTAACAACTTCTTCACCCATGCCAACGTTAGTTACTGTTTTCTTCTTGGCATCTACCTTTTTGAGATATGAATCAAGTTGCTTCTGCTTGATTGCACGAATCATAGAAGAACGCTTACTAAGATATGCAGGTTTCTCACCTTGGGTTTTTCTGATTGCCGTGATAGCAACATCACCCATACCTTCTGTTTGGATTTCTTCTTTTCTAAGACCTAACCTACCTAACAAAGATTTTTTCTTAGGTTTGATGTTGGCACCCATCGCATTCAATCTACTAGTAGCAGTGCTAGACTTTGGCCTTGATGCCTTCTGACGTTTGGAGTAGTCCATGTAGGACTCACCTGGTTTCAGTTTCTTAGGGTCTGCCTTTGGTTTAGAAGCGGCAGCACCATCTTCACGGGCACGAGCATTAGCACCAGGTCCACCCAGTTTCTTATCCTTCTCAGGATCTGGATGCCACATGTCAGCACGTTCGGCAACATTCATTTTTTTAAGATGCTTTTTAATACGTTCGGACTGACCTTTATGCATCTTAGATGCACCATCCAGTTCTTTAGACATTTTTTTAAGGTCTAGATCTTCTGTCTTCACGTTGATTGCCTTCCCTTTTCTATCTGGATTTGGGTCTTTAGCATTCTTGCGACGAAATGCTGCATCCTCTTCGCCTTTATTTAGGTTTCTCTTCATCTTACTAGACCCGCATTTGGGTTTAGTAGTCTGACCAGGTTGTTTTGCACAAGGTTTTCCTGCATACTTACCACCAAGTTGTACCCAACCAGGTGTTCCATCAGATGATTTACTCTTACCAAACCAGTCACGAAGAGAATTATCTCCAGACTTGTTTGCTTCTCCAAATACATCTTTGTATGTTGGCGGCATTTTAGACATCTCTCCCATAGCCATTTTGTTTGCAGTTTTATGCATCACCTCTTTGGAACGATTTCCATAGAGTTTATTCCACCTATTCTTACCCTTCATCATACCCCTAATATATTTCTTAGCGGTGCCATTAAGGGCAGGTGGAACATCTGATGCAAAACCTTGTGCCATATCAACCGCCTACAACTTGTACTTCTTCAACAACAATTGCATTGCCAGTTGCAGCAATACTTACGCAACGCTTAACAACTGCCTGAGGTCCGCTGTAAGCATAGGTGTAATCGGCAGATGCAGCAGAAGAGTCAATATCAGTGCTGATTGTATTTCCTGTTGCAGCAGTAACTTTCTTACCTGCTGTTCCTGCTGACAAGAAAGCAGCATTGATTGCAGGAGATGTGCTATCATCCTCTACAGCAATGAAGTCATCTACTGAGAATGGATGAGTGTTTGACAACTCACCAAGATTAGTTCCGAGTTGATAATCTGCAGTCGAATCATCTACGCCTTTTACAATTCTTGCTTGACCAGGTTTGCCACCCTTTAGTAGAAGTGCTTGATCTTGAATCAGAGTGATTGCGGGACCACCATTGAATGCGACTGTGGCATCACCTGCAGTTGCAACCACGCGATAGTATCCAGTCTGTACAACTTGATACTCGGTAGCATCAGCAGCAATTGCATTTGTGCTTAAAACATTTAATACTGTCATGTCATGTTAGTTCGTGTCAGTATTATTTATCTCCTTTTGCTTCTTTAACATCTTTTGTAAGTCCGCAGTACTGCCAATAAACATCGTGTTATTAACAGTAGACGGGCCCGACTTTTTATCCTCTGCATCTAAATCCTTCATTTTCTTTTGTAAGTCAATGAGTTTGTCAGCAGTGTCTGCTACATGTTTAATAAGTTGACCTGCAACTTCATAAGCACGAGGATGATCTGACGCTCGTGCCACATCAAGTATGCCATCTACTGCCTCCTGACCTTTCATTACTAAGTTGTGAAGTTGAGCACGAGAATACTCATAATCCTGCCTCACATCAGGAGTATCAGTTTTTTTCAGTTCTGGTTTTACCTTTTCAACATGTTTTTCAAGTTCAGAAGGTTCTGCTCCAAAAGCATCATTTAGTCCATCAAAAGGATTTGCCATAATTAAATAACCTCATCCGCTCCGCTTACGGGATTACGTTTCTTGTTATCGGTAAAGTCTTCATCAACAATACCAAATCCAAAATCGTCATCAGCATCAGCATCTAACGGATCTGGTTGAATTGTATATCGAACTTCTCTAGGTGCAGAAGAAGTATCGATACTTGTGTACATATCCGTGATTGCCTTTTTGATAATCTTGGACTCGGTAACAGGACCGTATAGATAAGTCTTTACCGTAAATTGTAGAGTATAAGTGATTGCTCTACGAGTAGCAAAATCTCCCTCATAGTCATCTTCATAATCAACATTAGTCAGGATAACAGGAACATCCTTAGTTTCATTAATATCAGGAAGCAGTTTAACTGACAGATTAAAATGTGGTTGAAAATATGGAAGAATCTGTTCTAAAATTTGTAGTCCATCTTCTTGATTTTTAGAAATGATTGCTAACTCAAATGATAAATTGTAAGGAACAGGCATGAATACATTTTTATTTGCATCACCGTCCTTTGCAATCTTAATTTTTTGAGTTGGAGATACCTTTCTAGCATTGTCGTAGGTAATACCATTAATCTCAAAAGAGATTCTAGGAAGAGTAATCTGAGTTCTTTTGTTTGTAGGGTCAGGATTTTGATCGAGACGTGCTAAAAACTTTTGTTTTGGACCATATGCCAGAGGCACTTTCATCACTTCAGTAGAGCGACGAAGTTCAATATTGTTGAACAACGTACCGAACGCTACAATAGTCTTTCTAAAAATCTCGTGATATGAATATGTGCCTAACATCAGATTGTAGTATCAGTGGTGGATCCAATAGAACCGAAGGGATTACCTTCAGTAAAATCTATAATATCGTCATCAGCAGTTTCAAAACTATAGTTCTGGTCAATGCTATCAGCGGTATTAGTATTATTTAGAGTGTTATAAGATTCAGGACTCCAGAGAGCACCTGATGTTATTCCCTTAATTGTTTCTGAAGTATTGAAGGTTCCTGTTCTATTGATGACTTGGAGTTCTCTTGAAGAACTATTCCAGGACTTGACTTCTGCTCTAGAGTCTTTTGGTGAGTAGTCAATCGCAACAGATGGGGCACTAGTATAACCAGTACCACCAGCTGTGACAGTAATGCCAGTAACAATCCCTGTAGCCGAAACCACCGCTGTTCCTGTTGCTCCACTTCCACCACCTCCTGTAATAGTAACTGTAGGTGGCAATGCTGATTTATAATGCTCACCACCATCAGTAATTGTAAAGGAACTTACTGCGTCCCCAGTGATTGCTGCTGTTGCTGCAGCAAGATATAGATCACCGACAATTTCTTCACCAACTGTGAAGTCTCCTGAACCGCCAGCATCCATAACCAACTTAATAGAATTGGCAAATGCCGTTTCGATAGCATCAATTGCTGCAACACCTGTATCAAGTTGTTCGTCACTATACTCAAAGAGTTCGCACTGGCATTCCCAGACATAACCCTTACCTAACTGATAGAAAGGTCTTTCTGCTTCTACAAACTTAATCTCAAATAAATGTTTTGTTGTTGGAAACCAAATAAGGTCACCCTCATTAGGACGACCCTCCACATTCAATACTGCATTATCATCTACTTTCTCGGTAAACTTAGTTCTAGAAAAGATAAAGGTAGTCTTGTCTTCAATACGAACACCAAACTTACTCAGAAGTTCTCCTTGACCTTCCCATCCGTCTACATTATTAACATATGCTCTGATAGCAAGTGCCTGTGTAAAATTGCTACTTTCTACTTCTTGAAAAATCGTGTCTTTATTGACATACGTTCTAGGCAGATAATAGATATCCTGACCATAGAGTTCAATACTCTCAATGATCAGATTGCCCATGAACATTTGTTCCTGGGAAGAACCGTTTAGATTTAGTCGGCAACTACTAGTATAGTCCGACTGAATGCAATTTTCTGCGGGATCGTTTCTATAAGTCATATCAACCTATTAAGTCCATTGGAGGGAGTTCGTATGTGCTACGAATAGTTTCTTCAAGGTCTTTCTTGAACTGACTTGCGTCCTCAAGAATCTGACGACCATTCAAAGTCACACCACCAAGCATTTGAATACCATCATACTTACTCAGGTTGCGACCCCATTGCTGTTGGAATAATGCCTCAACATAATCTTTCAACCAAGCATCATTATACATCCCAGTATAAGTATCAGGGTCTTGACGCATCAAAACTTCCACTACCATCTTGTCACCTGATTGAAGAGTTGCCCAATTAAAATCCAGGTAAAGTCTTCCTTGATATTCATTAAATCTGACTCTGCGATTTCTATCCGAGTTAGTAATAAAATCAAGAGTCTCAAGATACTGAGAGGTCATGAAGTAATGTAGAATATGTCCATGCGTCATTGCATAGATGTCATTCAAGAAAATCTGATACTTAATATTAAAAATATTACCAGGAGTTACACTAGCAGCACCAATTTGAGTGTAGGCATGATTAACTGCTAACACTCCAGGAGGAAGTGATACATATTCATTCCCTTCTGTCCAATCAGTAGAACCTAAAGCACTGCCTGTTTGTGCAGCAGTCTTAATTGCATCAGTTACTTCAATCTTGATGAATGCTTTATAACTACCGTTATATGAATATTCTTGAAAATAATCAATTGCTTCTTCAATCAGATCATCCAGTTGCTCATCACACACGTTGATGTCAATTGCAGGAAAACCTAATCTACGAAGAGCATAGTTTTTTAGTTCTGTTTTAGAAGCGGGTTTTGTGGCAGACATATTTTATTAAGCGAATGAATCGACAACAAGTGATTGAACATCATTAGCACTAACGACTTCTCCAACTTTAAAGAATCCGTCAACATTATCTACGGTGATAGCAGTAGAACCAATAGCAGTAATAATTCCTGTAGTGCCAGTGGTAGCACCTGTCACAGTTGCACCAATTTCCATTGTAGTAACGTCGGTAAGAGTGAGAGTAGCATCAGTAGCAACAGTTGCTACATCAACAGTACCACCTGCTCCACCTGCCTGAACAATAGTGATTGTGTCACCGATACTATATCCAATACCACCGTCGTTGATAGTAACATTGGTGATTGCACCAGCAGAGGCAGTGATATCGACAGTTAAATCAGTACCATTACCAGTTGTTGCAAGAGCAGTTCCAGTTGCATAACCAGAACCTCCTGCAAGAGATGCTAGGTTCAGTGATAATACTTCACCAGCATTGGGGTTAACGATTGTTACTGTCTCACCATTGAGATAATTACCACCACCAACATTAACACTAGCATTAGTGATAACATTACTTGAAATTACAGCATTAACAGTTAAACCAGTACCACTACCACCAGTAGTTGCCAGTCCAGTTATAGTTCCATTTGGGAGTCCTGAAGCTCCTGTGAATCCACCACCTCCATTATTTGCAATCGACATGGTAACAACTTCACCAGGTGTGGGGTCACCAGAAAGATTCAATGTCAGAGTGGTAGAGGTTGCAAGGTTGTTGAGCATTGCACTAAGT